CGTGCTGGTGACTTGGGAAGAGCACGTTCTGCCGCCTAACCACCCGTGCATCAGCGGCGGTGCCGGGCGAGCCAACCGGGACTATTACGAATTCCCCAACGGCACCCGCATCGTGCTAGGCGGCATGGACAACCCAGACCGCATCATGTCTACGGAGTATGACGTAATCGTCTATTTCGAGGCGACGGAAGGCACCCTGGAAGAATGGGAAAAGCTGGGCACCCGGGTTCGTAACAAGCGCATTGTCATTGGCGAGCTAGAGGATGGATCGCCGCGCTATTGGGACCAGATGATTGCGGACTGCAACCCGTCCCACTCCCTGCATTGGCTTAACAAGCGAGCGCAGGAAGGCAAGATGCGCCGCATTTGCGCCAGGCACAGCGACAACCCGGTCTTTACGGCTAGGGACCAGGATCGCCTAGATGCCCTGACGGGAGCTCGTAGGGCGCGCCTGCGCGACGGAAAATGGGTCAGCGCCGAGGGGCAGATTTGGGAGCAGTACGACGCTAGGAAGCACCACACGACGCTTGACCAATGGCTGCTGGATCCCAGCGACCCTACCTGCGGCTACAAGTTCGAGTGGTATTTTGGCGGCCTGGACTTCGGCAAGCGCCACGCTCAAGCCCTCGAAATCTTCGGCTGCTACAAAGAGCACGTGGTTCGGGTAGGCGAAATCTACCGCAGAAACCAGCGTTACGACTGGTGGGGCGACGCCATCGCGCGCGCTGTCGATCTTTGGGACATCCAAATTATCATCGCAGATAACAGCGATCTGTCCCAGATTGACTACCTCAATGACCGGCTTGGCCCAATGTGCAACCGCGACGAGGGCGAGCTAGTGCAGTCGGTGATGAAAAAGCCTGGTTACCGGATGGCTAACATTGAGATTGTCCGGGACCACCTGGCAGACGGCACGCTGCTATTTGCAGAAGATGCTTTGCTAGAAGGCCCGTGCAATGTGTGCGCGGAGCAATTCCGGCCTCAAGGGCTGCTAGAAGAACTGCCCGATTTCCGCTGGGCTGAGATCAAGGATGGCCGCCCGGCCAAAGAGCAGCCCGATCCGCTGTGCGTTGATCACGGGATTGACGCTATGCTTATGGCCCTTGGCTGGCGCTGGGGCACCGATCTTACGCCGCAATACTACAACTCGTTTGCTCCCGGCACCTACGGCGACATCCTGGATCACGAATCCATCATGAAGCCCAAAGCTTATCCCGAAATGGATATGGGCGCGGATGACGAGTATTGGCCAACCGAAGAGTACGACGAATACGGTAACTTGGTCTGATGGCCGAATACGAAGACGACAAGTTCAAGGGCTGGAACGAGCGCATCAACCGGGACATCGAGTACCGGGATGATCACGTTTGGTCTATGGACCAAATGATTGCAGCGTCTCACGGGCCTCACTACACCCGGCGAGTTACGGCGACGTACATGCCGTGGAACCACTACCACAGCTACACCTCGCTGATGGTGGGCCGCCTGATGTACGATAACCCGCGCGTTCGGGTCCAGACCAGGCGACCTGGGACGCAAAAGGATACCGCTGAGGCGATCCAGCACGGCCTCAACCGTTGGGTTCGGGACAGCAAGCTGCGGCAGTTTGGTCAAAAGATGGCCAACGACTTTTGCTTTAGCTGGGGCGTAGCTATGGTCACGCGCCAGCCGAGCAAATGGGGACAGATTAGTGCGGAGCGCGTTTTTTGGGGGCCTGACGGAAAGCCGGTCAAGGGCGCAAAAAAGGCCATGTGGCCTGCGTGCTACCGCATCCCTCAAAATATGTTCTTTGTCGATAGCCAAGCGCTGACCTTTGAGGAGGCCAACTACATGGGCCACTCTTGGTATGCGGAGATGGAGGACATCGAGAAAGACGCCAAAAACAAAGACTCCGGCTGGAAGCCCGAGGTCATCGAGGCGCTAAAGACTGGAGGTAAGGCGTCTCACGGCAAGGCCGAAGAAGCCGACCCTACGCGGCGACAAACTGCGTCTACCCAAACGTCGCGGACTCAGGTGGAGTTTGTGACGGTCTGGGCGGCCAACTACCAATGTGACGAAAAGAAAGGGTCTAACCAAGGCTACAACGGCTCCCTGCTGACGTTTGCGAAGATCCCTGGCGAGCACAGCCAATCGGGGGTGTCTTGGGAGCTGGCAAAGGAGCCGGAATCTTACTACGGGCCGCCTCGGGGGCCGTATGTAATCTTCGGCGCTTACTATCTGCCCAACCGTATGTGGCCGCTGTCTCCGCTGGTCGCGGTCGAAGCGCAGATTCGTGCAGTCAACCGGCAGGCGCGTGCCGTTGAGCGCAGCAACGAGCGACACAAGCGGGTGATCCTTTACAACCAGCGAGACACCAAAACTGCGGCTCTGCTCAAGCGCGCGCAGCACGACTTCTTTGTTGGCATCCCGGGCTTTGAAAAACAGAAATTTGCCGAGGCCGAGCTGGGAGGTGCGACGGAAGCCCAATACAAAGGCACCATGTGGGCGCTCGAAACCCTGCAAAGGGTCAGCGCCATGGACGATGCGCAGCAGGGCAAAGTAACTGGCCAAGGCACGGCTACTGAGCACAGCATTGCCGCAGAGTCTACGACTACCAGGCTTGCGTTCCTGCGGCAGCAATTCAGCGACTCAATGAGCACGCTGTTGGAGATCGTCTCTTGGTATCTCTACCACGACTCCTCTGTTGTGTTCCCGCTAGGCCCTGAAGCTGCCGAGCAGCTTGCAATGGAGGAGCCTTGGTTCCATGGCGGCTCTCACGACATGGGCAGCGATGCGACGTACCACGACCTCGAACTGGAAATCGAGGCGTTCAGTATGCAGCGCATGGGCCAGACCGAATACGGCCAGGCGGTTGAGGCTGGCGTCAACTACCTGCTGTCTAGCCTCCCGATGCGAGCGCAATTCCCCTACGCCGATTGGGACAAGATTGATCAGCTTATGGCTGCTCGCTTTGGGGTCCCGGACCTTGACGATCTTGTAGACAACGAAGCGGCGCTTCAGATGGCCCCGTTCATGCAGCCCGCGCCCAACAACCAGCCGCGCCTGCAACGGGATGTTGGCAGCCAGTACGGTAAACCGCTGCAACCTGGACAGCGCAGCCATGTCAACGGGCCTCAAGGCATGATGGAGCAGGCCAAGAACTTCCAAGGCGGCAACAACGCAGTCCAGCCGATTGGCGAAGCAATGGGAGGCCCGATGCAAACGGGTAGCGTCTGATGGATAGCCGACTCATTTACCAATACGAAGACGTAAAGACTGGCGAGGTTGTCCTGGTGGAGCACGCCACCATGGATGATGTGCCCTACGTCGGAGATACTTACAAGTGGAACAAGCGCGTTCTGCGCCGCCTTCCTAGCGGATCGGGCGGTGAGCAGCACGAAATCTGCGTCAAGTACGACGGCTTGTTTCGCAATTACCAGATCCGCAAAAAAGACCCCATTACGCGCTACGCTGACGGACGCGACGCCAAAGGACGACCGCTGTTTTACAGCCGAGCCTCTGCGCGCGACTTTGGAAAGCGCATGGAAGACGCCGGTATGCAGGCGGGATTTGACGAATGAGCGAAGAAACGCAAACGACTGAAGCGCAAGCGCCCGCAGAGGCGCAGAGCGAAACCCAAATCCTTGAGCAGATGCTTAGTCAGCATCAGGCTCCTAGTACCGAAGAACGCCTTTACGGCAAGAAAGAGCAAGCGCCTGCCGAGGCCAAGGCCGAGTCGCCCGACTTGGACAAGGCCAAGCAGGTGCTGCAACGCGCAAAACTCAGCAAAGAAGTTATTGGCAGCCTGTCAGACCAGCAAATCCTTGATCAAGCGGCTGTGCTTGCAGAAGCGCAGGCTGATCAAGACCGCGCTGGCAACTGGCGGGATGAGCTGATGAAGCGCATTGAGGCCCTGGAAAGCGGAAAGCCGTCCCCGGAGGAGGGCGACGACAGCGAGGAGGGCGACGAACCCGTCGCGCAACCCTCGAAGAAGCAGGACGCCAAACTGCCCGATCTGTCGGAAGCCCTGCAACCCATTGACGAGTATCTGTACGAGGGGATTCCCGAGGCGATGCAAAACGTCGTTGGCAAACTGGTTGAGTTCAACGAACTGCGTATGCAGGAGGTGTTCGACCAGCAGCTTGCCATCCACAACGACATGATGCAGTACGTCGCTCGGAGGGAGCTGGGCAACGAATACCCCCAGCTTCAGGACCCGGTGGCTTGGTCAAAGGTGTCTAAGACCATGCAAGAGATCGCTCCGATCATGCAGCACGACGAAGCCACCACGCCCTTTGAGCGTTACATGCGCACGATCAAGCGCGCTGCTCAAGAGGTGCTTGGTTTTGATACCGGGTCCGCTTCGATGGCCAGCGAGCCGCCGTCTATGCCCGTTCCGAACCGTCGCTCGTCGTCTGAAAACTCCTCTATGAGCAACGACGAGCGCGCTCGCGCTTACCTTCAGGCGCGGTTGGAAACCGGCAGCGATAGCGCGGCACGCCGAGCCGCTGGACTCTTCTAACAACTAACTCGAACTAACTAAAATGGATCTGTTTACCGACTTCCTGCTGGCTACTGGCCCCGCCGACATTGGCGGCGCGCAGGGCCTGCAAAACCTGATTACCCGCAACTCGTACTTCCTCAAGTACCTCGTTAGCGGCGGCCCCGGCGTCAAGATGTGCCAAGGCGGTTCGAGCATCCGTGGCGATGTGATGATCCGCGAAAGCAGCACTTACACCTCGTACAAGCCTGGCGAGAAAATGTCTTGGGTGAACCCGCAGGTCACCGAAGACTACCAGTGCTACTGGCGCTTCTCGCTTGATCACATTGCCTACACCGACCAGGAGGTGATGCTGAACAACGAGACTGGCGGGCAATACCGCAGCGACGTTCGTATTCAGGCGTTTATTGACATGCGCAAGAAAATCAACATGCGCGGTGTCACCAGCCTGATTCACGGCATGGAAGACGAGCTGTGGAC